GCCTACCACCCTGAGCTTGACGCAGACCTCGACCCCACCAGATTGTGACAACTGGTATCAATGTAGCGCCGGACCTTGCCGGTCGCGTATAGCTTTTTTGGAGCGCAAAGTGGAAACCATATTCGTGCAGATAGCCGCATACAGAGACCCTGAACTCGAGGCAACGTGTTTTGACCTGATAAGTAAGGCGAAACATCCAGAGCGAGTGAACATAGGTATTGTCTGGCAGGGAGTCACGCCAGATGACGACAGCATGATTTATTTTGGAAAGATGTTCCCTCAAATAACTGTGGAGCATCATGATGCGGCAACTAGCCAAGGAGTGTGTTGGGCCAGAGCTAAAGCACAACAACTTTACAAAGGAGAAGACTACGCACTTCAAATTGACAGTCACATGCGGTTCGAAAAAGGATGGGACGAAACACTAATTAACATGTTAGCTGAATGCGATTCAGACAAACCTTTGTTAACCACGTACCCACCCGCGTATGAACCTCCAATGAACCTAACGAAAACTCGTTTACCTAAAATGAGACCGAAAGAATTTTCTCCGCAGGGTGTTCTTTTACTTACATCGGATTCCATGCCTATCGAAGAAGCACCGTACTCCTTGATAAAAGGCACTGTGTGCGGAGCATGTTTTATTTTTGGTAGGGCAAAGTACATGGAAGAGGTGCCTTACGACCCGAACCTATATTTTTTCGGGGAAGAAATATCATTAACTGTTCGGCTTTGGACAAACGGATGGGACTTCTACCACCCAAACAAGTTAGTGCTTTATCACTTCTGGGATAGAAAAGGCAGACAAACACATTTTAATGACCACAAAGACTGGCGTGTAGCCGACAAGACATCTAAACAACGAGTTAGATCTATGTTAGGTGGCGATGCGGAAGAGGTAGACATACAGCACTACGGACTAGGCACTGTCCGAAGCCTTGAAGAGTATCAAAAATTCAGTGGTATCGATTTTAAAAACCAAACTATAGAAACAATAGGAGAACAGCAATGACTAAAGCAAAGATGATCCGTGCTTATTTAAAGCAAGACCCCGACGCAAGTCCAAACACAGTTTCAAAGATGGTCGGTGTTTCGTATGGCTACGCATACAAGATTGTCAAAGAGGAGCAAGCGAAGCGGGCAACTGCTGAAGCTATAACTAAACACGTCGAAGAAACAACCGCCTCGTCAAAACCAAAACGCACCACAAGAAAACTGCGGGTGTGTTGGAAAAGACTCGTAAAGAAGTTTATGCGTCTTACAGGTCTTTACACGGAGACCAAGTAATGAACCTGATCACTCTCGATTTCGAGACGTACTACGATAGAGACTTTTCTCTGTCAAAGATGACGACCGAAGAATACATTCGTGCCCCGCGATTTGAAGTCATTGGTGTGGGTGTAAAGGTTAACAATGGAAGCACTGAATGGGCGAGTGGCACACATGAGGATATTAAGCGATACCTACACACCTTCGATTGGGCGGATAGTATGTTACTCGCTCATAACACTATGTTTGATGGCGCTATTCTTTCTTGGCTTTTTGATGTTCATCCTCGGGTTTACGCTGACACTCTTTGTATCGCCCGTGCTTTACATGGGGTTGATGCTGGCGGAAGTCTCAAGGCGTTATCTGAACGATATCAGATCGGCGTTAAGGGGACCGAGGTTCTAAACGCATTAGGTAAACGCCGTGCCGATTTCACCGCACAAGAGCTTTCGCAGTACGGTGACTACTGTATTAACGACGTCGAGCTGACCTACAAACTCTTTAACATCTTTATGCGCAAAGGGTTCCCCAAGCAGGAGCTACAGTTAATTGACTGCACGCTACGTATGTTTGTTGAACCAGTGTTGGATCTGGACATCGGCCTTCTCGAACAGCACCTCGAAGATACCAAGGAGCAGAAGGATCAGCTACTTGAGTCGGCGGGAGTGTCTAAAGAAGATCTCATGTCTAACCCGAAGTTTGCCGAAGTTCTTGAGGGGCTAGGTGTGAAGCCGCCCATGAAGATCAGTGCAACCACAGGTAAAGAAACTTATGCGTTCGCTAAATCTGATGAAGACTTCAAGGCGTTGTCTGACCACGAGGACGCACGTGTCCAAGCAGTGGTAGCCGCGAGGCTAGGTAACAAAAGTACCTTGGAAGAGACGCGCACGCAGAGGTTCATCGATATAGGTAAACGTGGCACGTTGCCCGTACCCGTACGTTATTACGCCGCACACACCGGACGCTGGGGTGGTGATGACAAGATCAATATGCAGAACCTACCTAGTCGTGGGCCAAACGGTAAGAAGTTAAAGAAAAGTATCTTAGCTCCCGAAGGTTTTACCCTCATTGATGCGGATAGTGCACAGATCGAGGCACGAGTGCTGGCATGGCTGGCAGAGCAGGACGATCTCACAGCGGCATTTGATGCAGGAGAAGACGTTTACGTAAAGATGGCTTCGCGGATTTATGGTTGCGACGAAGCGGACGTGACAAAAGATCAACGGTTTGTAGGTAAGACCACCATCCTCGGTGCGGGCTACGGTATGGGCGCAGTCAAGTTCCAAGCACAGCTAAAGAACTTTGGGTTTGAAGTGGAGCTTGATGAGGCTCGTCGCATCATAAACATTTATCGCGAGTCCAACTGGAAGATCAACCACTTGTGGCGCAACTGTCAGAACATGATTCGTTACATGACCAACGGTGACACTATGCAGGTAGGTAAGGCTGGTGTGTTGGAAGTGTTGGGATCGGAACGTGCTGTCAGATTACCGTCAGGGTTGTTGCTACGGTATAACGACTTATCAGCAGAACAAACCGAGAACGGGTTGGAGTACAGCTACAAGACCCGTCGAGGCCGAACTCGAATTTACGGCGGTAAGGCTACAGAGAACCTGTGCCAAGCAGTAGCGCGTTGCATAATTGGTGAGCAGATGCTACAAATTAGCAAGAGATACCGCGTTGTGTTAACAGTTCACGATTCGATTGTGGCCTGTGTACGTGACGAAGAGGTGGACGAAGCACAAGCGTACATCGAAGATTGTATGCGCCAAGTCCCAACATGGGCGGCAGGTTTACCTATCGACTGCGAGAGTGGTACAGGTAGGTCGTATGGAGATTGTGAGTGAGTATAGCGCCGTGGTCGTTTAGCAAGGCGAAAGCCTTTGAGCAGTGCCCTAAACAGTTCTATCACGAGAAGATTCTCCAAGAGTATCCGTTCGTCGAGACTGAAGCTATTCGCTACGGCAATGCGTTTCATACAGCCGCTGAGGAATACATCCGAGACGGTACTCCGCTCCCTAAAATGTTCGACTACGCGCAAGCTATGCTCGACTCACTCAACACCAAGAAAGGCGCGAAGCTGTGTGAAGAGAAGCTGGGTGTAACTGAGAACTTGTTACCGTGTAGCTTCTACGACAAAGAAGTGTGGTACCGAGGTATTGCTGACCTATTGATTATCAACGAAGAAGACGGGTTGGCATGGGTAATTGATTACAAGACAGGTAAGAGTGCGAAGTACGCTGACAAGGGACAGCTAGAGTTGATGGCGCTGTTGGTGTTCGCACACTACCCAAAGATTACGCACGTACGTGCTGGGTTGTTGTTCGTCGTGAGTAATGACCTAGTAAAAGATAGCTACGCCGATTCCGATGCGGGTATGCTGTGGACTAAGTGGACAAATATCTACTCGATTATGCAGATGGCTGAGAAACGTAACGTGTGGAATGCCCGACCGAGTGGGTTATGTAAGCGCCACTGTCCAGTAACAGTATGTGTACACAACGGGAGTAACTAATGGCACGTAACTACAAGAAAGAGTACAGGCTACAGCAGGCACGTGGCGAACACGAAGATCGTATGGAGCGTCAACGCGCCCGTCGTAAGATGGATAAGACAGGTAAAGATGCTAACAACAACGGTAAGGCTGATAAGCGCGAGGGTAAAGATGTAGCGCACAAGAAGCCGCTGTCACGTGGTGGGTCTAACAAGGACGGTGTGTCTGTACAAAGCCGAAGCCGCAACCGTGCAGATGGTGGTCGTTTGAGCCGTGGGCCACGGAGAAACAAGTAATGGCATTTCCTTTGGTTGTATGGGAGAGGACAAGGCTTCTCCTGATATCAGGTTATCGAGAGGACGAGGTGGCGTCTAACCTCGCTCTTGAGTTCGCTGATAACCTTGATGAGTTCCAACTAGAAGACCTACCCATGTTGGTACGGTCTGCAAATAGACAAATACAAATGATTAAAAGAAAAAATCACACGCCAGTAAAAGAGCGTCGTGTATATGGAGAACCCCGTGCAAGTGTTAAAGAACAAGGCTCTATTGCTACGATTACGAAACCCAAACAAAGTGACGACGGTGCTACCGAAAAGTCAGGAACTTTCGGGTAACCAAGTTGTTGTTAACTGGGGAGTAGACGAAGCACACACCCTAAAGAATCTAAATATTAACGTGCCCTCACCTATTGAAGGACGTTACGACTGGCCCGGCCAGTACAAGCCGTACGACCACCAGAAAGATACAGCCGCTTTCCTCACTATGAATCGGAGAGCTTTCTGCTTCAACGAGCAGGGCACAGGCAAAACTGCCTCGGCTATCTGGGCATCAGACTTCTTGATGAAGCAAAAGCAAATACAACGGGTACTTATAATATGTCCGCTATCCATCATGGATAGTGCATGGCGTAATGACTTGTTTAGTTTTGCTATGCACCGAACTGTGTCAGTTGCCTACGGCAGTAAGCAGAAACGTAAGAAGATCATTAACGAAGGGTCTGACTACGTTGTCATTAACTATGACGGTGTAGAGATCGTACTTGATGAGATCATGAACGGTGGGTTTGACTGCATCATCATTGATGAAGCGACACACTATAAGAACCCACAGACTAAACGATGGAAGACGCTGTTCAAGCTACTGAATGACAAGACGTGGCTCTGGATGATGACAGGTACACCCGCCGCGCAGTCGCCCCTCGATGCTTACGGGCTAGCCAAGATGGTAAACCCCACAGGTGTGCCGCGTTTCTTTAGTTCTTTCCGTGACATGGTGATGCACAAGGTCACGCAGTTTAAGTGGATGCCTAAAGAGAGCGCTACGCAAACAGTGTACGAAGCACTGCAACCCGCCATACGATTCACTAAAGAAGAGTGTCTGGATCTGCCGGAAATGGTGTACACCAAGCGCGAGGTGGAACTGACGCGCCAGCAGAACAAATACTACAACGACCTCAAACAGAGACTTGTTATACAGGCCGCAGGTGAAGAGATCACCGCCGCTAATGCCGCCATCATCATGAGTAAGCTCTTACAGATCGCATCCGGCGCAGTCTACACCGATGATGGAGAGGCACTAGAGTTTGATATCAAGCACCGATACAAGGTACTGCGAGAAGTTATTGATGAGAGCAGTAAGAAGGTGCTGGTGTTTGTGCCGTTCAAGCACGCTATAGACATTCTGACTAACAAACTACGAGCGGACGGCATAACGACTGAAGTCATACGTGGTGACGTGTCAGCGCCAAACAGAACAGCTATCTTCAAACAGTTTCAAGAACAAGACGATCCACGCGTTCTTGTTATCCAGCCGCAGTCAGCGGCGCACGGTGTCACCCTAACAGCCGCAAACACTGTGGTGTGGTGGGGACCAACCAGCTCCCTCGAAACTTACGCACAGGCCAACGCTCGCGTGCATCGATCAGGGCAAGACCACAAATGTACTGTCGTACAGTTGCAAGGATCGCCCGTAGAAAAGCGTGTTTACTCACTACTAGATAGTAGAATAGACGTACACACAAAAATGATCGATTTATACAAAGAACTGCTTGACTAGCTCATAACGTGTAAGTAAAGTGAAAAACCCGACACTTGTGTCGTGTGCGAAGGAGACTCAAATGAGTGAAGAAGCAGGGTTGGCTGAGAAGCTAACACGCGTTTACCTAAAGATCCGCGACGAGAAAGCCAAGCTATCTGCGGAGTATAAAGAGAAGGAGTCCAGCCTTAACCAACAAATGGATAAGGTGAAGACCGCCCTACTCGATTACTGCAAAGATCATGGTCTCGAAAGCGTCAAAACTTCTGAAGGACTCTTTTACCGTTCGGTAAAGACAAGGTACTGGACCAGCGACTGGGAGCAAATGCACAAGTTTGTGCTTGAGCATGAAGTTCCTGAGTTTATGGAAAAGCGCCTTAACCAAGCCAACGTGAAAGCGTTCCTCGAAGAGAACCCCGACATCGTACCTAAAGGTCTCAATGTCGATTCTGAATACACCATAGCAGTGAGGAAAAAATCATGAACGGTCCGTTTGTGCCAATTGAAGATCTGTCCAAGCACTTCTCTGTATCTGTATCTACGATCAGAGGCTGGGTGCGTAAGGGACACATTCCCAAGAACACCTACATAAAAGTAGGTAACACCTATCGGTTTTCTATTGCCGATGTATCTGAAGCCCTGACTCAACAGCACAACGATGTTGTTTCGTTTAACGAAGCACTGGGTGTTGATGTAGCTCAGATTACGGTTGATGGTCTAGAAGCTCAAGCAGAGGTTGATAAGTCTGATGAGCATTGGGCTGACATGTTTACCGCTCCTATTGACGATGATGTCTGATGGACCGGATTAGCCTAAGTGGAGGAGTGTTTCGCATCATCGAGGGTGGGAGACAGGTATCTACGGTAGAAGACACAATAAAATTTGTTGTGGTAAACGCCGCTAAGGTATCTCGTTCTTACTACGCCGGTGCATTCGATCCCAACACCCCATCACCACCTACGTGCTGGTCGGCGGATACAAACCAGCCATCGCCTGATGTGCCTGTGCATAACAGACAAGCATCTCGGTGTATGGATTGCCCCCAGAACATTAAGGGGTCAGGACAAGCTGGTGGACGTGCGTGTCGATTCGCACAGCGTTTAGCGGTTGTTTTAGAGGACGACCTGAGCAAGGTGTACCAACTACAACTACCAGCAACATCGGTATTTGGTAGAGCAGTAGAAGGTAAGATGCCAATGCAAGCCTATGCACAACATCTTTCTTCTCACAGCACACCTGTTATTTCTGTGACAACACGTTGTTCGTTTGATCAGGATAGCCCCGTGCCCAAGCTAGTCTTTCAAGCCTTCCGTGCCCTCAATGAAGAGGAGCTAGATCTCGTTGTCTCGTTAGCACAAAGCAATGAGGCCAACGAAGCGATTTCATTAAACCCGCCCCAACAAGGGCAACCCTTTGCAGAGGTAAGCGGTTTTGTTTACTCACCTGCGAATGCAAACCAAGGAGACTGATATGTCAACTGAGCAACATGTAATACCCAACGCGGTCGCAATCTACCCAAAGATTGATCGCCCCTACCGTTTTGATAACACCGAAAATAGATCGGTGCCATGCGATGCATTGGATGACGGTGCCGAATACACCCTACAGTTCAAGACTGATGAGGACACAGCACGTTCGCTATACGCTTACATGAAAGCGCTATACAACGAGCGTAAGAAGTCTAACTGGCCTGATATCAAGAACCCGTTCAAGAAAACGGACGATGGTATGTTCCAGTACAAGGCCAGCCTCAAGGGTGCGTACAACGGTGAGAAGACCAACAAGCCAGCACAGTACGATGCCAAGACGCAGAAGTTACCTGATGACTTCCAGTTAACAAGTGACAGCGTAATTAATATTGCTGTTGTTGGAGTTCCCTATAGCGCATCGATGGGTGCAGGGGTATCTTTAAGACTGCGCGGTGTGCAGGTAATAAAACTAGCAGAACGCCAATCTGTATCACCGTTTAGTGCTGTGGATGGTTTCGATGTAAGCGAGTCAAATCCGTTTGCACAAAGTGCTCCAGCACCGAAGGCTGATGACTTGGACGGGTTTGATGAACCTGCTCCAGCGGAACCCGCCATCGAGGAGCCAACCAAAGTTGTAAAGAAATCTGCTCCAGCACCCGCAGAGAATGAAGACCTCAGTGCAATTATCGACAACTGGGACGACTAAGTTACTCGTCACAATGGTAATTGAACCGCGTTACGGCAGGGCGGGGGACAAACGTCTCTGCCGTAACGTTGCAAGCAATGGGTGGGTACATGGAAACGAAAACATTTTTAGAGAGGGTACTTAGTAGCGAGGGGCACTATTGCATATTTGCGGCAAAATCGGCGGACGAGCGTAAGACACAAAAATTCTATAGCTCTATCGACGATGTTGTGGAAGCCGCAACGCAGTTTGACCAGCAGGGGTACGACGTATACTACGGGCTAGCAACGTTTCACGAAGCTAACTCCCGTAAAGTTGATAATGTAAAACATCTCCAGTCGTTCTTCCTCGACCTCGATTGTGGCCCGACAAAAGACTTTGCTTCGCAAGAAGAAGCAATCAAAGCGCTACGTAAGTTTTGTAGTGCCAACCAACTACCAACACCGACGATGGTTAACTCGGGGCGTGGCGTGCACGTCTATTGGTTTCTATCGGAACCGGTGTGCTATGAGGATTGGTTTCCCGTAGCAGAAAGACTGAAGCGCTTGTGTGCAAAACAGAACTTCTTAGCTGACCCTGCGGTAACCGCTGATGGTGCACGCGTGTTAAGAGTTCCTGACACACATAACTACAAGACTAATCCTCCGTCGGACGTAGGCTTTTTTGGCTTAGGTGAGCGATTTGAGATTGTCGTTTTTGACACATTCTCCGAATTGCTTGGCGGAGAAATGATACCAGTTCCGACTAAACACATACCCAAAGAGTTGAGCCAAACAATGCACAACCTGATGGGTAACCAAGAAAATGTGTTTAAAGATATCTTGGTGAAGACTCAACGTGGTGATGGCTGTGAGCAGTTGTACAACATCATCCGGCACCAAGAAGAAACAAGCGAACCTCTTTGGCGAGCGGGGTTATCTATCGCTAAGTTCTGTACGGATAGTGATAAGGCGATGCACATCATCTCCAAAAACCATCCCGAATACACGCCAGAAGATACTCAGGATAAGCTCAGGCAAATCAAAGGTCCGTACACGTGTGCGAAGTTTGATGAGTTCAACCCTGACGTTTGTCCTAACTGTCCACAGTGGGGGCAGATAAAATCGCCGATTGTGTTGGGTAAGCGGCTTAAGGAAGCTGAGGTGACCGACGAAGGTGTTTACGTCGAAGCCCCGGCACTCGAACTTCCTAACCAACCCAAAACGACTTATGAGATACCTAAGTTTCCTCCGCCCTACGTACGAGGCGTTAACGGCGGTGTCTATGTAAGGACGACTAACGAAGAAGGTGACACAGAAGAGAAGCGGCTGTACCACAACGATCTGTATGTCGTGAAGCGGGTGCACGATCCTGAAGTAGGCGAAGCCATAGTGATGCGTCTACATCTACCGATGGATGGGGTGCGTGAGTTCACACTACCTATGAGTGCCGTCACATCTACAGAAGAGTTCCGTAAGGCGCTATCTTCTAGGGGCGTCACCGTAAAAAAGATGGATGAGTTAATGACCTACACATTGCATTGGGTGGATGAGTTACAAGCCACCAGTACAGCAGATCAAGCGCACCGTCAGTTTGGCTGGGCAAACGATGAGATGGACGCGTTTATCTTGGGTAACCAGAAAGTTACTGCCACTAGCGTTGAGTTCAACCCGCCCTCTAACCAGACAGTCGGGCTGTTCCCAGCGTTTGAAGCTAAAGGAAGTTATCAGGAGTGGCGTGACAACCTAGAACTGTGGAACAACGAGAGGTTTGTACTGCAACAATTCGCTATCGGTATGGGATTCGGCAGTCCATTGATGGAGTTTATGAACACCAACTGCGGCACAGTCTCGTTCTATAACAAAGACTCAGGTGTAGGTAAGACGGCCTTGTTGTTAGCCGCGTCCGGTATCTGGGGTGACCCCGAACAGCTCGTGTTGCAGAAGGACGATACCTATAACTTCAAGATGAACCGTGCAGAGTTAATGCACAGCCTACCTACCGGCATCGACGAGATCACCAACATGTCTCCGAAGCAGATGTCAGAACTTGTTTACCAAGGCACTAGTGGGCAACAGCGTGGCCGCATGTCACAAAGCTCGAACGTCGAGCGGTATCGTGGCGACAGGTGGAGTCTCTTGATGATGTACACCGCCAACACCAGCGTTGTGGAGCGTATCAGCATGGCGAAAGCTATGCCGAAAGCAGAGGCCCAGCGGGTACTGGAGTGTCGTGTAGAGCGTATGTTCGACTCGGTGCAGGATAAAGAAGTTACTGACGCCTTCGAGAACGGCCTGTTAAATAACTACGGGCACGCGGGTATCATATACGTGCAGTACATAATGCGAAACGTAGACGCCTGTAGACAGCTCGTGCTGGACGTCCAGAAGCGCGTAGATAAGTTAGCTGAGTTGACCTCGGAGAACCGCTTCTGGTCAGCAACTATAGCCGCCACCATATCCGGCTTACTCATAGCTAAGAAGGCTGGGCTACATGACTTTGACGTGCAGAAAGTCTTTAACTGGGCAGTGACTGATCTCGTTACGCAGAACAAGCGCAACATGACAGAGATGGGTGGCAGTGTGTATGACGTGCTGGATGACTTCTTCAGCGAGAACATTAGCTACATCTTGCAGATAAAGAGCACGGCAGATAACAGAGGTACACACGATAACGGGTTAGACCAGCATGTAATACCTGAACAGGTGGCACGTGGACGTCTCATTGCTCGGTACGAAACAGACACTAAGATGTTTTATGTTAAGCCGAAACCGTTGAAGGAGTGGTGTGGTGAGTTGCAGATTAACTACGCCCACCTAGTCAGTGAGATCATGACTAAGTGCAACGGTAAGCGTAAGAAGGTACGCCTGACAAAGGGCACAAACCTTCAGCTCCCCGCATCAGATGTGATTGCCATGAAGTTTGACATGGAACCTGACGATGAAAATCTTGAGGACATATGAGATCGCACCTGACGGGGTGCGTATAACAATCAACTGGGACAACATGCACATTGGCACGTCAATATTTGTGCCTTCTATCAACACAGAAGCGGCTACTCAAGAAGTTATGAAGATCTGCACCGAAAAAGGGTGGGAAGTAGAGAGTCGTTTACGCATCGAAGGAGGGTGTCTAGGGGTACGATTTTGGCGTAAAATGTGATAGCGTGTTTACGACAGTTAGTGTTTGTGTACCCCTTACGCTTCTGTCGTTCTCCTCGCCCTACTTGACGGCTTCGAAAAGTATGTGGCTTTACCCCCTTTGGTCCCCCGAAGGGGGTTTTTTA